ACAGAGATCGTCGGCTCCCGCCTCCGGGACGCCGCCGTCGACCCCCGCCCGGCCGACTTCCTGCCGCCCACCAACGCCGGAGAGGCCAACCCCCACGGCCCGCTCGTGGTCAGCCCCGGCCTCCATGGCACGCCCCCGGCCCCGATCGTGCCCGGTCCCGTGTCCGGCGACCCGAAGGTGCAGGAGGCCGTCGAGACAGCGGCGGCCGTCACCGCCCTCGTGGACCAGGCGCCGGACGAGGACGCCAGCGAGGCCGAGCGGCCGTCAACGAAGGCCCGGGCGGCCAAGGCCCGCGGGCAGCGGAGGAACTGACCATGAGCGCCTATGCAGGGCGGTACCAGGCAGAGCTGCGGGGCATCCCCGGGTACGCCCTCATCGGCGCCACTGTCAAGGTCTACGAGGCCGATACCGACACGCTCGCTACGCTGTACAACGCCTCGGTTCTTATCGCCGAGGCCGATGCCGGCGACGAGCTCGTCAACGACGGCAGTACGGGTCTCGCCGCCTCCGCTGGCCCAGGCGAACCCGGTGTTGACACCGAGGCGAACGTCACCTTCTTCGCCGACAGCGACGCCCAGCTCGACATCGAGGTGGTCTGGGGGGGCACTGCCTTGCCCCGGTTCCGGGTCAAGCCCGACCCGGATGGCCGAATCGGTCCGGGCGACATCACCGAGGCCATGGTCTCTGCGGGCGTCGCTACGCAGGCGGAGCTTGACCTGGCTGTCTCGACTCGCGTGGCCAACACCCGGACGGCGGACTACACCCTCGTCCTGGCCGACGCCGGCAAGGCCGTCGAGGTCAACGCAGCGACGGGCAAGAACGTCACCGTGCCGCCCAACTCCGCCGTGGCCTTCGCAGTCGGCACGATCATCGAGGTGCCCCAGGTCGGCGCAGGCGTAGCGACCGTCCTGGCCGGCGTCGGCGTGACCATCACGGGCGACACGGTGACGCCCGGCCAAGGCGGCTCGCTGCTGCTCCGCAAGACCGGGACGAACGCCTGGTGGAGCGCCATCTGGTCGGTACGTAGTGGCACATATGCAGTGCCCGGGGTCGACGGCGCCGTGTGGCAGGCGCTCCCCAACCTCGCCGCGGCGGTTCGCCTCCAGAACGACGCATCGCCCACCACGTTGCGCGTCATCTCCCTCGGCTCGTCGGTCGGGGTCGGGTCCGGTACGGGCGGCCCTGGCTCGGCGGGAGCGCCAGGGAAGGTGCTCACCGACCTTCTCGCCGCCAAGCTCGACCTGCTCTCCAACCTCGACTTCGCTCACACCAATGGGAGCGTGAACGGCCACACCCTTGCTGACTCGATCGGCGACTACGCGGCTGCGAAGACGGCGGCGGGCGGTGTGCCGATCGTCGTTCCGCTCATCTTCGGCATGAACGAAGGCGGCGGCGGCGGCTACTACGGCGGGCTCACCCTGCCCGGGATCAGGTCGGCGCTGACCGCCCTCGTCGGGGCCATTCGTGCCGACGGCGCCGACCCCATCGTCTACACGACGCCCCACCCCAACACGGCGCTCTACGACTTCTCCTACGGCGGGCCGTACACCTACCCCGGCTCCTTCCTCCCGAACGCTGCGGCCTCGAAGGTGTCGGCGGATTGGGCGCAGACGGGCACGGCGTTCAACCAGTCGTACCGTCACTACCGAGTCAATCAGGCCCTTCGTGCCGTCGCCGCCGAGCTGGGCGTTCTGGTGGCCGACGCCGAGCGCTACTGGTTCGACGCCGTGGCTGCCCAGGGCGAAGCGGCACTCTTCACCGGGGCCGAGACGGTGCATCCGAACACGCTCGGCCACCAGCTCTCCTACGGTCGGGCTAGCGCCGCCATCGTCGGTGCGATGACTCGCTCGGTCACGAACGCGAACGTTGTCGGCTCGAAGCGGCTGAGCGCCCCCGGTGTGGCGGTGAACGCTCTCGGGACGGTGGTGGCGACTCTCCCGCCCCGCACCACCGGCATCTTCAAGGCCATGGGCGAGTTCGGCGGGGCGAACGAGACCGTGGTCGTCTGCTCCTGCATCGTGCTGGCCGACGAGGCGGCCGTCTCCTCCGACAAGATGACCGCCAACTCGACGGTGTTCGGCCCGATCATCGGCTCTGTAGTGGGAAGCGCCGTCGCCCCGCAGGTGACGATCACCGCGGTGGACCCCGGCGCCAACGGCATCGTCATCTCCTGGGTCTATGAGTACACCGACTTCTAACCGCATAGTGCCGGGTACCGGGGGAGAGCGATGCTGGCGGAATCGCCATGGGGAGGCGACGTAGATGCCCACGTTCCCGGTTGGCGACCCGCTCGGCACGGCAACGAGATCGCTGGCAACGGTGGAGGAACTGGCCGTCCTCCTACGCCGGACGTTCAGCGCAGCGGAGACGGTCGCCGCCGCCCTCATCCTAACCGGGGCGTCCGACTCCATCCGCTCCTACGTCCACCAGACGATCTCGGTCGTGGAGGACGATGAGTTCGTTGCCGATGCGGACGGCGTGTTCGAGCTGTGGCTGCCGGAGCGCCCGGTCCGGGCAGTGTCGAGCATCACCGTTGACGGGGCGGCCGTGGCCACGACGTCGTACTCGTGGCGCCAGAGCGGCCGCATCCGGTTCCCGTGGGGCCTCGGCTACACCGGCGAGCACGGCTACGTCATCGGCGGCGACCGCACGGTGACAGTAGTCTACAGCCACGGCTTCGACCCGATCCCGGGCGACATCAAGGGCGTCTGCCTGAACGCCGCGGCCCGGGCCTTCTACAACCCCGAGGGCTCGATCGCATCGGCGGACGGATCGGGCGGGTTCACTGCTGGACGGAACATCGCCCTGACCACCGACGAGAAGCGCGAACTGGTGGACTACCGGCCGGCCATTACCAGCGTCCCGATCACCACCGGCTGCTGGTGAGCCAGACTACGGTCGTCGACGCCATCGTCGACCTCATCCGGTCTGTGCCGCGGATCGGCATCGTCTTCGACCACGACCCGTGGGACCGCAACGACATCCGCAACGTGCTCATGTCTCAGATCGGCGGCCAGTCCGTGCTGCGGGCATGGTGGGTGAGCGGCCCGACGATGGGGGCGGCCCAGGAGGACGCCAGCGCCGACAGGGTCTCGTTCGGCAACATGCCGATGCGGACATGGACCTACACGATCCACGGCGTCGAGGGCCTGGCGCCCGCCTACCCCGGCGATACCCGCGGGCCGGGCGGAGACATCGTCACTCTGCGGGCGAACGCCGTCGCCATCACCGACGCCCTCGACGAGGACGTGTTGCTGGGTGGGACGGCGCCCGCCGCCCTCCCGTGCGTGTGGCCCAACCAGCCCGCCCACCGGGTGTTCGATGCTCGTGTCGTCGTCAGCTACATCCAGATCGTCAAGCAGGTCATCACCCTCGGCACCCCGTAGGAGGCAGCGATGCTCGTCGTGCGCAACGGAGAGGCCGTTGCTGCCAGCTTCGATGCCGAGGCCGCAGCCGTGGGCCCTCGGCTGGAAAGCACGATTATCGAGTTGCGTCACGAACTCGCCGAGGAATGGCGGGCGAACGTCCAGCACAAGACCGGGGCCACGGCGGCCACCATCGGCGTCGAAGGATCGAGTGTGGGCAGCGATGCCCCCCACATCCATCGACTCGAGGCCGGCTTCCACGGCGCCGACTCCCTCGGCCGGGTCTACAACCAGGCGGGTCAACCCGCCCTCGGCCCGGCGTTCGACCGGGTCGCCTCGTCGGCCGAGGCTCGGATCGCCGCCCGGCTCTCTGCCGGAATCTGAAAGGAGAAACACCATCGCCCCACTCGTCACACTGGCTGACTTCGCCGAGCGGCTCGACGAGGTCGGGCTGAGCGTCGACGACGTCGCGACGGCCCCCGGGCCCCGCCTCGACGTCGACCGCCGCAGCAGTCCGGGCGAAACGCTGCTGGTGCTCATCATCACCACCTACGCCCGCAACGGCGAGGGCAAGCGCTACTTCGACACCGAGACCAAGGATGCAGCCACCGAGGTGTGCCGGTTCTTCGTCACCCACGACTGGCGGCTCACCGTCGCCCCCAACCAGGAGGAAATCATCAATGCCTGAGCCCGCAATCGAGTGGGTGGAGATGCGCCACCCTGCCGTCCACATCAGTGACGACATCGAGTCCGCCACAGTCAGCCGTGCGGCCTACGACGCCGTCTGGAAGGACAAGGAGTGGGAGCTCGTCGTCGACCAGCCCACGGCCGAGGCGTCTCCCACCGGCCCGGCGGCCCGGCGCACCCCCTCGACCACGATCCCCACAACCCCGGAGGCCTGAGCCATGCCCACTCCTGTCCCCTACTTCCGTCGCGGCGTAACACGCGTCTTCTCGGTCCCTACCATCACCCTGAGCGCCCCCACGGCCGCGCAGGTCAACGCCGGGACCGAGCTGACCACGAAGAACGACCTGGCAGACCTTCAGGGCTTCTCGTACAGCAACCAGCCCATCGGCGTGCCCGACTACTTCGACAACTACACCGGCAAGATCGTCGGCGAGGACCAGTCGACGGACGGGAATCTGATCTTTTACGACAAGAAGGGCACTGCCCCGGCCAACCCCCTGCGCACCTCCCTGGTCAAGGGCACGGTCACGAACATCGTGATCTTCCCGGCTGGCACCGCTGGCGCCTCGCCGGCCGCTGGCGACCTCTGCGACGTGTTCCCCTGTGTGTCGTCGGGGCCGGCCAAGGAGTACAGCCTGACCGAGGCCGCGAAGTGGCACGTGGCCATGCCCGCCTCAGCCCGGCCCACGCAGGACATCGCCCTCGTCTGATGGGCTTCGACCTCGACGAGTGG